TAACTAATATATTAGAAGAGTGCGACGGAGTTATAGCTAGGGTCATGTATTCATCTCCCTCGGTGATTTGAGGAATTGTGTCATCTTGAGGAATTACCGTAGTTCCTGTAGCTACAGCGCCTGTCAGGACACTCACTCGATTCACTACGCTTAAAGTTCCAGATAAAGGCCCTGTACAACTAGTAAGAGCTCCAGACGCAGGTGTACCTAGGGCTGGTGTGATGAAGGTAGGGGATGTGCCAAATACTAATAATCCAGTACCAGTTTCATCACTAATAACTCCTGCTAATTCAGCGGAAGTAGTAGCCGCAAATTGGTCTAACTTACCAGCAGTAGCAGCATCACCAGAAGCTGTTACGAAAGTAGGTGTTGCGCCACTTGTGCATGTTTTAAGCACAGCAGTTGTTGTTGTATCTATCCAGATGTCTCCGGTAGTTAGCCCATCTGCTGCTGTAGGTGTTGCTGCTTGGTTCCAGACAATTGTTTTATCCGTACCTTTTGATTTTACCCAACGAGCCATATCTTTCTCCTGTTATGTTATGGGTTATCTTTCTTTTAAATAATATCCGAGAATAGTAACAAATATATCGTCATCACTAGTCACGCTATTTATGTATTTGCCTTCTTCTGTTTCTACTAAAATAGGCAGTATATCTCTTGTACTATTTCTAGCTACTGGCATTGTAAATAAAATAGTTAACGCATTAGCGAGTGCTGTATCGGCTGCATCTGCGGTAAATACAGTTACAGTAGCAGCTGTCGTTTGATCTACATTCTTATTAGCTGTTAATAGGAGGGCCGTCATACAATATTAGTCATAGGTCCACCTTATCCACTTCCATGTCGGACATAACAGTTAATTTCAGATTAAGCATCTTTAATTGTTCTACTATATCACACAGAACCTGGTGGGTTTTTTGATCATGTGTCAGAGCTTCTTCACTCTTTTTAGTTTTTGGTATACTCATTGCTATTCCTTGAATTGTTAGTTTTTCTTGCGGAGATATAGAGTTATATCATAACCATCACCCGAGGCTTGGCCTGTGGTAGTCAAGAGTAGGTCGCCTGGAGTATCATCTCCGGCGTTAACTAAACCTCCAGAATTTCTGAAGTCTATACTACCTTGACCTTGAAGAACAGCGAAGACTTCGTCTGTCGTGTTATCGAAGGAAAGGGTTACTCGCATACTAGAAACATCGTAATCAATACGATCAATCGCTAGTGTGGTTGGTTCTAGACCATTAGGTCCTGTGAACGTTGATTTATCTACCTTCTTGACATTGGATTCACCAGTGCCGTCAGATTGATTAAGTAAATGGACTACCAATCTCTTTGATCCGTTGAAGATGGTTTTTGTAGTTACTGTATCTGCCATAATTACCTCTTATTAATAATAATAACACTGTCTGGCGTCCATCATAGGAGCACCAAGACAATATTCTAAGAATAAATAGGGGTTTTACTTCCCCCCAAGAAGTTGTTAATTACTTAGTTAAGCCTAGGCTCCACCTTCGTAATCTGTAGCAACAGTCGAAGCACCTACAATGACTTTACCATTTACAGGGTTTACGACAATAAATCGCTCTCCTGCAGTATTTGCGCTGTCTATCAGGTTAAGTACTAGAATGCCTGTAGCAGCAGTCGAAGCAGTAATATGCTTCGCCGCTGTTAAGACACTTAAGACTGCCCCAGTAGTAGCTGATAAAGCTCCTGACGCGCTAGTAGAAGTTAACACCCCACCAATATCGTCATCTGTAATGAATACTTCAAGCTTATGTACAGCATCAATAGCGGCACCAGCAGCATCTACTACTGTGATAGTTACATTAATATCATCAGTATTAGTACCAGTTGCGTATGCGATAGTTACATTACTAGCAGTATCATCTAAGAGATTAAGTTCTCCTGCTGTAGCTGTCACTAATGTCCCAGCAAGCTTTAAACCAGCCGCAGAGCCATCATGATCTGAAACATCGACATTATTTTGAAAAGTTGACATTTTATTTCCTCTATATTAATCGTAAATCCGTATACGTCGTTTTGCGTTTAATATTAAATACACATGGGGGAAGAACCTTATCATAAGGCTCTACCCATGCATTATTACTTGGTCGCTAGACGCCCGCACTTCCGAACACGCCTCTCCAATCTGACCAACCAGCCACAAGACGCATCATAACAGAGTATTTTGCATTCTTTGTGTCAAAGTCGCCAGACTCGTCAATTTCAGGTTCTTGTCGAACAATCAATTTGACGCCATTTGGGCAAGTCGTAGTAACGAAGTAAGCATCGTCATCGGTTAAGTAAGGGTTAGCAACAATCCCACCAGGAACCGTGTTATTAGCACGGAGGAAGTTAAGATCGTTATCAGCAACACCCACTCTAAGGTTAGAGTGAAGGATGCGATTTGCTTCAGCCTCATCATTAACAGAACAGACCAACTTATCAATCATAAGATTGGTACGAAGGCCACGATGATTTTTAGCATTACGAACATCGATACGAAGTTGTTCAAGAGCAGCTTCTGAGATATCCACTGAACCACCGGTGATCAGGTTGGACTGTGTCCCGCCGTGTGTAGGGTGATTATTGGCAACCATAGTCACGCCATCACCATTTGTCATGGTAACGGATGATGCCGCAAATGCGTTATTATACACATTAGCTGCGATGGTTTCTCGTGTCTGCAGGCAAGAATTTTTGAAATCCTTCGTGAAGGTTTCCGCTTTCATAATTGCCATACCATCATCTAAAGCTTCTTTAGTGATAATAAAACCAAGACCGTAAGCAACAGCTTGGTAAGTAGGTTTGAACACTTCTTTAGAGCTGTCGTACGACAAAGCAGAACCTTCATTCTTTCTTTGCATCAACCCTAAGGAGTCCCTGATTGCCTCTACATGGTAAGCTCTGTCAGTCTTTTCGACCTTCATCATCTTATCATGATATAGGGGCATAGTAACGGCTTCGCCGAACCAATTTTTAATTAACGGAAGAAGGTCCGAACTAAAATTGGAAGTAGTAATTATACTCATAGTAGTTACCTTCTATTATGTTATTGAATCGGTTGTTTTAAGTGCATGTTCATGAATAACTACTTCAAGAATTGCACCACCTACTTGCGCAGCTGCATTTGAATCATCTCTGAGAATACCGACGATTTTACATGTCGCGGTACTTGCACTAGCATCACTAGAATTTAGTGTAGTACGAGATTCACGCGTAGTAGCAGTAGCAACAGTGATAACTAAATCGCAGTTAGTACCAGAAGCTACATTAGCTGCACTGACGGAACCGCCATCTGCATCTTCAGCAACTTGGAACACTGCATCAGGATCATCACAGACTAACGCCACTCTACGAGTAGAGGCTGGTCGAAAGTCGCCATTGTATGGTTGTGTGGGATCTGGTTCGAACCCAACAATTGGTCCCAATACAACGCCACCGGCAGTTGCTGGAGCAATCGTAGGTAAGTCAGCACTCGTATCCATGCCCCCTGCGAGAATAACTACATCACCGATACCATAAATGGTAGCATCAGATGCAGGAATTACGTAGGGACGAACACGAAGTTCACCACCATCTAGCTTTCGGACGGGCTTTAACCCAAAACCTGTAGCCATAATTATATTCCTCTTATTTATTAAACTCCAAGATTATCTCTTGAAGGTTTCATCTCCAATAGTTATTTCACCGAAATCAGATTGATCGGCCATACCTTGGTATAGAGCCTCACTGTCCTCTTTAACTCGCTTCGCTTTAGATTTCTGACGTTTGTCATACTTCTCTTTAGGTATTCGCATAACAACACCAAGACGGTCTTTATCAGTACCACCTAGATTGATTGTTACCGCTCCGGTTAAAGAATTAGCATTAGCCACTCCAGTGTTCCCGACTTTCATTTCGTCGTAAACAACTTCGTAGCCAGCTTTCAGCATTCGTTGCATCTTCCCAGGTCTTGTTGTATCCGTGATTCGGTAAGAAAATCCTTCTTCTTTATATTTCGGATCAATGTAACATGGGCCAATTTCATCATCTGTAATCATTTCTTCTCGTGCATCTTCTATAGCCGCTTTCTCAGCGTCTGAAATCTTAGAATGGGCTTTCTTTAAAGCCTCGATCTCTTGTCTTAAACTAGTCAGAGTTTTTTTCACCTCGGACTCATTTTCATCTACTTCAGCTTTCGCTGGAGCTTTTATTACTTTTTTAGCTGGCTTTTTTGTCTCTTTACTTGAGTCTTTACTCATCTTTTAAATCTCCAGTTATTCTTAATTGTTTAACGTATTCTTCTGTACTGATCTGAGCACCCATCCTTTGAGCCTGTTTCAAGAACTCTTTTTGTCTGGGAGACAGTCTGCCTTCTAAATCTGATCCCTTCGAGTTCGTGACAGAAGATCTGCCAACAGCGGAAGGTTTAGCTTTATTAGGGTTTTCGAACTTGTCTGGGTAAAGAATTTGCATCTTAGCTCTTACTTCCTCAGCAATATCGATATCAGCTTTATTCGGGTTCCTAGCTTGCTTCACTGAGAATAGAGCATCCGCTTCTGCGATAAGCTCTGGATTCTCTGGGTTAAGCCAGCTTGATTGTTTTTTAGACCATTCAATTAACTCAGCACTATACTGAGCTTGTTCCTGTTGAATAGGATCTTCTTTCTGAACAGGTTTAGATTTATGCAATTCCTGTAAATCTAATTCTGCTTTATTGAAGTTATTAACATCGCCTGATTCAACTGCTTCTTTTCTTCGAGATAAAGCATCTTCGAGGCCTTTATCATAAGAAGATTGAGCAACTTTCTTATTCAGTGAATCCATTTCTTTAATAACAGAAGACATATCTTCTATCTTCTTATTAAGGTTATCTATCTTCCTGAAGAAAGAACCATCTCGAACGAACTGATCAGGTGTTTTCTTATTCACACCATCATAATTAGGATTAAACCCCATTTTGAGAGCTTCTTCCATAACTGGATCTGCAGCTTCAGTCTGTTCCACTTCGGAACTAACTACTTCTTCTTCCTTCGGAGCTTCCACCCCTGCTACTGCGTCCATCTGGCTTTTCACAGCCTCTATTTGCTGTTTAAGATCTTCAGACATTCTCTTTCTCCTCCTTAATGACGCTTTCTTTAATTTCCTCTAAGACACAGATAACATCGATGTCTTTAATAATTCTAAAATAGTGCATCTTTCCATCGGCACCTACTTCTTCCCTAGGTTTCCCTGCGTAACGTTGAAAGAATACTCTATCATTAACGTCACACCAACTTCCTGTAGATTCAAACTGAATATAAGCCGTATGACCTAATTCAACTACAATTCCTTCTTCTCCATCTTCTTGATCCTTAATATCGGTACTTAAGATAATTCCACCTGAAGATGTTTGTTCTACTGGGGGTGTTACTTCTATCTTGATTCTTGGGCCAACTACTCGACTGACTATTCTCATAAATACTCCTATTCTAATTCACCTCTGAAGAGGTTCTCAATATCTAAAAGTTCCTTATAAACCTTTTTTCTCTCTATCTTCCTGTACAATACCTCTCTCGGGGCATCGTCTGGAATATTATCTAGCTGTTCTTCAACACCATCTTTTGATTCTTTCAGTATCTTAAATAAAATCTTGCTGATCGGGTGTTCCACCCAATCCAATATTCTCTTGTCCATCGGGTGCACCCTCTATCTGTGGTGGTTCCTGACCTAAACCGGATGTAGGATCATTCATAGGACGATCTATCATCTGATTCTCTATGTTAAGTAACTGATCTAGGTTGCTCTGAATTGCTTGAAGCTCCCTATCGTATTTATTGAACTGTGATTCATCATTAACTTTATCTGCTTCAGCTGTAGCTTTGAAGGCTACGGCATTATTCTTCATTATCTCTGATTGTGTCTTCAACACTTCTAAAGTAAATCTTTTCTCTTCTAATTCTAATTCTCTGCCCTTAATATTAAGTTCTTGGGCATTCTTCTCTATATCAGCCTGAAGCTTAATCATATCTGGATTAGGGGCTTCATTCTGGGCTTGTAGTGCTTCTTCTGATAGCATAAGGTCTTCTACATTCGGGATCGAAGTAGACTCTAGAACCCTACGTATCGTCTTCATTGGATCTAATCCTGGAGCCCCTTGTTGTATCAGGGACATCAGGAACTGTGCTTGTGCTGATCTGGTCACATCTGAGGATAAGTTCGTATCTGTGATAGGCATAACACTCACTTTAGACTCATTAAAGTCTTCACTAGATACAGCAAGATCATCATCTAATACTTCTAAGTAAATATCAGGATCTAGATACTCACGGTTCAACCTAAATATCTTCTTGTACTCTTCTGAAAGGCCCCTGTAGACCCTTTTCTGAATCGCCGTAAAGACCTTCATACCTTGTTCGATCAGAGCCATCATAGCACCAGATTTAACATTCTCTGGAGAGCTTTGGCCAGTCAAGACTTCTGTAGAACTAGAAAGATCTCTAGCTGTATTAATCAGAAGACCTAAGACTTGATAAAGAACCGATGAAGGTTCTCCGAACTGGATAGGATGAACTGAATCCCGGAGTGAGAGCCCCTGTGAAGTCTTAACAACTTTAAATTCGCCCTGCTCGTGCCCAACGTTCCCACCGTTCAGGATCTTAGCCCTTGAATCGATGAAACCGGCACGTAAATTAGCCAACTGACCTGCATCTGTAATCATGTTCAGGAAGGTGTTGATACTCTCATTCAGATGGAGCATAAGGATACCAAATCCAACACCCTGGAACTCACCCTTCGGTGATGGCAGGAAGTGGAAATCAGTAAAATAATGGGTAGGCTCAATAACACTGACCTTCCCTTTCATCTCTTGTATATCTTTTGAATCGAAACGTGCGACAATACGTAAGACCTCACCAGTCTCCTTCACAGAAGTAATGATGTAAGGCTCTTCATAGTCATCCTCATCGAGATCTAAGTAAGCATGCTGCTCGATCAGATCAATCGTAGGTTTCACGTCATCTTTCTTATACTCATCTACGAGCTTCATCACAGGCTCTTCTAAGAAGATCCCGGAACGGGCATGTTCAATCAAATCATTTAATGAGTAATGCAGGATATGACTAATCCTAGGGGCATCAGCGAGACTACGTACCTTCGCATTAATCACCAGATCCTGGTAATCACAGATATCTGACTTCATTGTTTTCTTAATGGGGTCAAAGTAAGTCTTCTTACAGATAAACCCAATTAACGACAGCATCGTTAAAAGCTTATCAAGATCTTGCTCCCAGTCAGCATTCTGGAAAAGAAGCTGATAGTTCATGAAGTCTGCAACACGTTCACTCTGCTTTGCCTTCAAGCCCTGAATATCTTTACCAATGACTCGGGTCTTAACGACCTTCCCGTCTTTAATGATTTCGGGATAGACACGACTAGAAAACTCGTAAGCTGCCTTCGTTATTATCGGAAACTTGATATTTGACGAATTACGGAGCGGGTAGGTCTTCTTAGTGGTTTTAAGAGACGCTAATTCAAGCACCTTCTTAACGTCCGAGAACCAGGCTTTAGATGAAGTATGATCATCTTGGAATCCTGCAAGGACTTTCTGGCCAATCATCAAGAGCTGCTCTTCATCGAGAGCATCACAGATATTGTCCATACTTATTAATTTAATGAGATCTTTTTTAGACATTCTGGGCCCTATATTTGTGAGTTGATTTAACTTTATAGACGGTTAACTTCGGAAGGTCTTTATTCTCAGCGATAGCGGCCTTCACTTCGTTAAGAGTACTTGCTAAGAAGTACTGTTTATCTTCTGACTCGTCTACAGCTATGTAAACGATCGTTTTCTTTGTCATCATCTCTAATACCCCGTGATATCATTCCTAGACTGGTTTATTTGAGCTTGACTATTCTGCCCATCTAAGTCGGTTTGCGCCTCCATAGCAGATAAAGCTGCTGCATCAAACATCGAGACTAAGTATCTGGTTGCGTCTAGAAGATGGTCATTCTGGTTCCTAGCGATCTTATTAGGATCCTTAGCATCATACCTATAAATCCGGAACTCTTCTAACCAGTTCTCTAGATTATAAGTTACCTTCAGAAGACCGGACTCCATCAGGCCTAACATTCTAGCGACACCTGATTGTATCGAGTTATCCCCGGGCATTAATTCTAATCCTAAGGACCTATATTCATCAATCAGCTTTGATCCATCTCTTTCTGAGGACTTATCTCCTCTAGGATCACATATACCTGGTATCCAAAGACCTCTACTCTTAATAGCGTGGGTATGGACGTAAGGAGCTTTCTCCCCCTGGTAGTACTCTCCGTATAAGTAAAGCACCCCTGTAGCTGGGTCTTTCGCGCCCCAGATAGCAGCTGTTCTATTCCAACCAAAATCTAGGCCGTAGGCCCGAGGCCAATCTGGAGCGATTTTAAGGTGGTTCACAACGATATCTTCTTCATGTACGGGAAATACCCGTCCAGAGCCAAGTGCCGGTATACCTTTCGTACGGGCGTCTCTGAGGTTCGGAGCGATTGCCGACATCAGGGCTGTTTTATCTTCTTCTGTTAAATGAGGAGCCTCATCCCAACTAATCCTGACTGAGTAGTAGTCCTTCTCTGTCGGATGCTCTCCGTTCTTCGGGAATATCCCGTTCGGTAAGTACTTCAAGACCACACTGGTAAGGCCCTTCAGAGGCGTAAACGCCATCATGGCTATACCTGGTTCTGTTGTCTTAGTACCACGAGTACGCATTACACACTCTTCGTACACATCTTCAGGCGGTTCTTCATCGAAGGCCACCAGGCCGACGTTCGCAGCCTGTAAATTCTCTCGGTGCATATCAAAGGTCTTTAATACAATACTTACCGTATGGCCTTTCATATTTCTGATTAGAGCTGAACCAATTGCCCCCGGAATACCTTGTGCAGAGTTTGTCTGTAGAACTCTTTCCTTCGGTATTAGCCCGGTTCCAGTAGATTCCCCTGGATTACCAAAAAGCGTCTTCTGGAGAGAGTCACGGAAAAGCTCCTTAGACTCAGCAACAATCCAGATAGTCTCTAGTTTCTTAATTCTCTTACCTTCCCACCATTCTGGGTACATTCCAGTCGCATGAACTGCTACTTCGTAAGCTAGGGCGTAAGACTTCCCAGAACCGTTACCTCCTGAGAGCATACGGAATCTGTGGTTAATCCCTGATTCGAAGAACTCACAATGTTTCTGGTACAGACTTCGGCGATAAGGTCCTGTGTCTGCGAATGTGAAGAGAAGTCTATTCTCTTTCTGAAATTCTGATAAAGCCTGAAGTTTCTCATGTAGTTGTTTTAACTTCATATCAAACTTAGGTTTCGTCGTCATCCTCATCACTCTTTAGGTTTAAAATCTCGGGCCCAGCTTCTAAGAAGTCAACATCTACGAAATTCAGATCAACTAGATCCTCACGTACCTGTTGCTCGAGCTGTTTGTAATCGTCTATTGTACCTACAGAGATATTAATCTGTGTATTCTGAACCTTCTGAGGTCCTTGTTGATCATGTCCGAACTTGTTCCGGGCTATGTGAGCTAGAGCTTTATAGCCCTTCTCGTTCCCAGTACTAACCATCGTCCTGAGAGGATCGATGACCGTTACTTTCTCAACCTTCGGCATTCCACGTTCATGGGCTTCCTTAAATTCTACGTGATCTCTCTTCCATCGATAGAAGGTAGAGGCACTGATCTCGAAGTCTGCCATGATATCTATATCAAGGGCTCCGGCTGACATTAATTCGTCTAATTTCTGGAGATGGTACTCGGGGTCATAATTAGTAGGTCTTCCCGCCATAACTCCCCCTAGCCTCGTTTAATATCCAAATACATCTCGAAGATCTTATCGAGCTTATCACTAAGCTTCTCTTGACTTACTTTAATCTCATGTATATCTTGTGCGAGCGGATCATACTTATCGTGTACAATCTGGCGTACTTGTGTATCTGAGCTCGTGTGATCCATCTTTCTCTCCAGCTTATCTAACCGATTTAACATATTCCGAACGATGAAGGTAATTAAACCTATGAAGATCGGAGTTAACACATAAATTAATATTCTGATAGTTTCTATTGTCATAATAATAAGTGGGAGGGAAGGCCCCTCCCGGGTAGTCATGTTATGCCTATAGGTGATTCATAACACAGGCGACTACCGTACTCCTATTTTGTGGGCTTTGTATCCCTTTTAAATTTCTCGAATGTCCTAGCACCTATATTCAGGCCAAGCATTCCCATAATAATATCCCTGACCATGGGATCCAGGGAAGGCAAAGGTATAACACTATACCCTAAGGCTATAGAGAAGTTCACTACGAGTGTCATGAAAGCGTAAAATACTATAATAGAACCAAGACCCCAACCGATAAACGGTCTCCAGCCAGCTACAAATAGATTCGCATGAGCTGCTTCTGTCTTGTTAATCTCGAGTTGCCCCTCGAGAAGCTTAGTCTCATTCAGTTCCTGCGTAACCGCTAGGATGAAAGCTTGCTTCTGGATCTCGGATTTATCCGGCCAGATACGGCTTACAACTGACGTTACTAGAGCTGCTACAGAGCCTATTATTGGATTCATACTGTCTCCTAATTCTTCCTGTAGGCAAGCCCTCTACGGGATACAGGAGGATCCCTAAAGGCTAGGTGAGATGCTCAAGCCTCTATACGTGGTAGAAGTTACCTCCTACCGTGTCCATCCAGGTGCGGAGGCCTTAGGCCTTCCCGTGGTGGATCTACATCGCCTCTCTAGGTACAGACCCGGTCATCGGCGAAGATGCATTCTAGTTATTCGGAAATCCCGAACAAGTCATTATTCTATATTACGGTTACTTACCACTGTAAGATTTCAACGGCTGGATTACGAACACGTCTTGTTGGCCTTCTCCATCCTTATTCCGGAACGGATTCCCGATCTTGTGCCCCATCCTGAACCTGAAGCATTGTTCCTGGTTATACTTATATATGTAGTAGTATTCGTAGTAACTCTTCTTCCCTTGCTGAAGCTCTATATTCAGATACCCAGCCTCGTCATCAGAAGAATCCCCTACATCTAGGCTTCCTGTGATCTTTATATCAGTCGGGCTATTCCAAACGAAACCTAACACCTTATAATTAAAGTAATTAATTGGATTCCTGAAAGCTAGCCATGTGTACTTATTCATTATGATCTGCCGCTTCGTTGCGAAGGGCTGATACTCTGGCCAATATACCCCTAGATTAATCTTAGTAATAACACTCTTATCTCTACCTACGAAGGGATCAGCTGAATCGAAGTATCTGAAGAGCCTAGGAAGCTTTCCTATATCGTAGAAAGGCACTAAGAACGGTAATACTATAATTCCTAATAACTGTAATGGAACCGAGATCACGAGCAGGATGAATACATTCGTTAAAAATCTCTTTAAGAACAATAAGATACTAAATACTTTACTCATCTTCAGAGCCCTTTTTTTCATGTTTTTTTATAATTCTAGCATTCATTAGCCCACAATTGGTTGATCTATCAGTGAATATTGAGTCCGCTTCAGCTTTATCCCGGCATTTAATCTCTACTATTACGTTCGAGGGTAGGAGCTTTAATTCATATTCCACTGAGTACTTCATATGCACCTATTAGCCGGAGGCTTTCCGAGGCTCGGGAAGAATCGCCGGACAGTCTTATGACATGCCTTGCGACATATCTACGATTATGACATGCATTATAGCATGATTATGACACGTTTAGATTCTTAAGGCTGTCTATAAAAAAAGATTAAGAATTAACGCGTTGCATCATATATGGGTATTATGACTCTGGATTATGAGATACCTCTGACTGTATGTCATAATTCAAGTCTTTTCCGCCGAAAAATACGGTGATTAGAGCTTTAATCCCCTTAAATTATCCAGTGATATCTTGCGCCCTATTCCTTATGAGTGTTTTCTCCGCGATTTTTTCATATTTCAGAAGGTGTTTCTGAGGATGATTTTTTAATATTCGTTCAAGCCAGTCCGGAGTCACCCTTACCATTCTATGGGACCCAAACTGAAAAACCCCCCCACCCCCTGTCTGTAGGAGCCTATTACAGGTTTATTCTAGCCCTGTACTGGACTGGTACTACCCTCTACCGCTGGGTATATCTCTGCGCTAATCAGCTGTATAGAGTTCTTATACTAGCTCTGGATAGTTCTAGAGGACCTAGAGCAAGTGTGCTTAATGATATCACGTAAGCTCTTTTAGCATGAACAGCATGATAAGAATGATCGCGATCAAGTAGGGACTCGTATCATCATAGATAGTTATAAGGATAATATATAGATAAGCGTATCATCATATATACTCTGAAAGAACTAAAACTCCTGACTGTCCTTATAAGGGCAATTAAGCCTTCTAAAGCGCATTAAAAGACCTATTAAGGTCAATTAAGATCTACTAAGGTCTACTAAGATCCATTATAATGGGGCGAGAATGGGGCGATAAACACCCATCTCCTTACTTCCTTCTCTTTTCCTCAGTACGTTCAACTAAGATAGCTAAACACACCAAAGTAATAATAAATACAGTTAAACCTAAGATTAGACTAATCATCACACCTCCGGTTACTAATTAATGAGGATTACGCATCCTCTAGCGATTCAAGGCCAAGCCAGTTAAGGTTGAGGACTTGTCTTGTTGAATACTGTCTAGTACTTAACAGGTACTTTCTTCTTCCTGTTCTGTTTCTTCTTCTTTTTCTTTACCAATTTCATTCTATTCTTTCACCTTATAATATAGAGTTTTATACCCATTCGATCTAAGCTTCGTTAAAGCAGCCTGAACGCTAGATCGACTCTCATCGACTCCAACCATCGACTGTACCGTGTTCGTCCTCTGATCGTCTTCACAGGCCTCGAGGTAAAGCTTCTCAAGTCTGTCATACTCGCTGTCGGGTAAGTCCGAGTATTCAGGGAAAACATAATAGAGGACTTTCATCTCTAGAAGGCACCAACTGAGTCTATTAAACTCCAGATCAGACATCAGCTTTGACCATCATCATCAAATAGATCATTGAAGGTCATACCAGGGTCAATTCTAGTCAGCTTCTGTAGAAGCTTCTGCTTCAACTCAAGGTTAAATATATCGATATAAGCAATAAGTTTAGTATAATCATTACTATTATATACATAATGTACAGCAGGCTCTGAGCCTTCTTGAATTTCATCAAGAGAAAGGAGAATATAACCTACAGACTTCCTCTCTTCAGTAGCTTTAACGAAGACCTTCAAATCTTCCTTCAAAGACTCATGAACAGACCTCTCATTATCGGGAGCGTCTGACTCTGAAAGATCCTTCGAACGATCAGGAGCTTCATTTGGATTAAGGCTAGCTTGGATAGAATTTAAGATCTCTTCTATCGTAAGCTCATCCGCTGGAGAAAAGTTCTCTCTCTTCGGATAAGTATTCTGAGAGAAATTAACCCCCTTATCAAGGCCTGAAGCCTGTTTAGGGTCTAGTTTATCTTTCAAGAAAGGGGATGGATTCTTCAATCGAAATCTCTTCATCTTAACTCCTTCAGGAGGTTATCCTCGTCTATATATAGTATAGCACCAGGAGAGTCGAATTACAACCCTTCTAGGGGGGATTAATCTTCAGTCTTTTTTCTGCCTCTGAGCTTCTCTCAGGGCTCTATCCTCTTCTAAATGCTTATACTGGACCGTATTCATCCAAGCGCATACTTTCCTAGCCTCATCCTGATCTATGATCGGATCTCCAAGGACATTTCCTCCACAGAGGATAATCCAGAAGGTGTTAGGGGAATATGTAGGGTCAACACCCCCCATTCGTACCTCTCGGACATTAAACTTCTTTCTGACTAAAGGCCTTATACCAGCCTTAGGGTTTGGGTTCTTCATCGTACTCTCCTAAGTCTTATAGTACACAGAATAAGAATAAATGAACTAACACTGCTAAGGATATTAAGTAAAGGCAGATTCCAGTATTTAAGTTCATGATAAGCTCCTAATGATTAATATTAGAAGTATAGCACAGAACTCAGAAAATACAAGGTGTCAGAGTCATAATCAGGTGTCAGTTATTATGTGTATATTTCTATTCGAATATTCCGGAGAAGAGCAAGAGATTTAGGGCGTATTTCCCCTATAGCATAGTGGTAGATACTCTGAGCTCTTCAGCTCTTCTGAGTTCTACACGTTCCCTCACTAATGTTCCCCGATACTTCATTCTGTGTGCACCATAAAATATATAACAGCATACATGTTAATGAAGATGATCACTGTTTCCGCGAAAAATTCAATCTGTCAGCTGAACTCGGCGGAAGTGATCTCCATTCAAGGGCTATCCCTACGGCAATAATTAATTATCAGGTGCAGTTCTGGTTGCGAGCCCTGGTCCGTAGATCCTGCTACGGCCCCTTGTTATTCACTCTAAGCCCAGAGCCCGTAAGACGGGTTAGGTAACAAGGATACCACTATAAACCTGTTTGTGATTCTGAGTACGAATACCCAGCTCCTTCACATCCTCCCTATAGTCAGACTCGAGGGTCTTATTATGGAGGCAATTATTGCTTCTATTTAAGTATAGCACAAGTTCAGCTAAATTACAAGGGGTAGAGGAATATATATTATGGTTCTTACCTGCTATAACGGTTAATCAATAAGTTACAAGGCTTAGCGGGTAAAGATAATGCCTATTTACTTTATTTGTAACTATTCTTAATAAATACTTGCTATTTCCATAAAACATGCTATAATTCTAATATCACTCCTAACTTTGAGAATATTATGAGTCTTAACCGAAAAGAAAGGAAAAAGAAAATAGACTTGAATAGAGAGTACAGACAAGACCATCTTCTAGCGAAGAGTCTAGTCGCAATCCTTATTACAATCGTTGGTTTCCTTGACGGATGGAGTCTCCTAGGCCTTACTATCATATGGTTCTGGATCTTCGGCGTGAATGTCATTCAGTACGTTATAGAGGAAATCAGACATCATCAACATAAAGTAAACAAAATTTAGGAGGCTATATGGCTGTTAAAAAATGTTATTTTTGTGGCTACGAAGTGAACTGTTGCGGAAAATGTAATGATTGCCCTAAACCTGGAATAGAAGTAGACGAGGATCGCTGGTTCTGTTCTGGCACTTGTTTCGAAAATTATAGCTCTTAGGAGGTTATATGACAGATAGCACAGTAGAATTAAAGTTAGAAGCTATGCAGAAGATTAATACGATTATTACACAGAGGTTTCATACAGCCCCAGAGGCTAAAACTCTACTTAATCTAAATGATGAAGGGCTTCGACAGGTAAGAATATAACTTATACTAGGAGACAGCTGATGAGTCAAATTATTAAGACACATTTGCCGGAAAAGAAGACAACTACTCTAAGTGCAGAGAATCGCAACTTACCTGGGACAGTCCAGATAGTTCTATCTAACTTGCTATATGAGACACATTTAGAGAACATGAACAGTTTCCTAAATGGAAACACAGCAAAACCAGGCTACCCAGATAGAGACGCAATAAGCCAGGCTTCTGCGAACTCGCATCTTATTGATCTTATAGATAGTATTAAATATAACAAGAACTAGGAGGTTTTATGTTCCGCGGACTTAATAGATATATGTGCCAAGTCTTAGATGAACTTCGAGATGTCACGAAGGTCTCAGGACTCACGAAGAGAGAACAGAACTTGATTCTTAGTTTAGTTGAAGAGATTCAGGTGATGGGTAATAGAATGGAGGCAAAGCTTAATGATGTGAAGGATCTGCACGATATTCACGTGGTACTCTCGAATAAAAGGAAAGAGCTTAAAGAGCTACAGAAAGAGATTAAAGAATCAGGGGACAAGCCTCGTGGTTCATTCTTAGAAGATGTATAATTGGAGGATACACTATGCTTATATATATAATAGTTGTTGTTGCTCTTATTGTGATCTACGTATTATTAGCTACACTTCAAGATAAAAAATATTAACCAGGAGAATATTATGCATCAGTGGGGGGATAATTGGTTCGAAACGCACGGAAAAGAGCTCTACTCAGCTATTGGATTCTTCCATGAATTTAATGAGCTGAAAAAGGGCCCGGTCTTTCTTACGAAAGAAAAGTATGGTACTCTGAATATAGAGTACTATTATGAGCTAGTAAATTTAGACGCGTGGCTATGGAGAACTAATAGAGTAGTAGTACATAGTAAGAAGCTTCAGACTATTCTGAGACCCTTAGATACTTTATTAAGACTAAGTAAGTTAACTAAGTTAATAGTAATGTATCAGAACTTAGTCTTGAATAGAAGCATACATAAGACCTTAGATCTCTTTCCTAACGTGAAGTCTGAGATCGTAGCCCAGCTAGTATGGGTATTTGAAGATCGTCTCTATAAAGGCACCAGAAGGCGGATAGAGAGGATTCTAAACGGGAGATCAGAATGAGTAGATACAATGACTTGCAAGATTCAGATCTAAGTACTAAAATTGCTCCTTATTTATTAGGTTATGCTGTAATAACCCTTGTAATAATTTTAATAGGTGTTATAATATGTATAGTGTAGTGATTTTAGGAGTTTAAATGACTTATATAGCAGACACATTAATTCTGATAGTACTAGGCATTCTATTATATGCGTTAATAATTGTTATATACCTTGTTACTTTTATTCTACTTTGTGTATTCGATTCCGATATTAATGGCCGGAGAAAATAATGAATAACTTTGAAAGAAATAGATGTATCATGTGTAGAAAGATGTATCTTAAAGAAGCTGTGCCAGGCGACGAAGGCACCTGTGGATTTACTTGCCGCATGAACAAAGAGAATTTAATTTTGTCTACCCAGGCAGTTATAATGAGGATCCAAGCAAAGAGCAGAGAACTTTATGATGTACAGAACACTAAAAACTCTAAACCAGCGACTAGGAGATAACATGAGTACATACGCTAAAGCATTTACAGACGCTAAGAAAGAGCTTGTTGGAACTCTTAAAGACTTACGATCAGCTCTTACTGAAAGACTTATTAAGACCGATCAGAAAACAGAGCTAGATTTTAGAGTGGGTGTAAGTAATATAAGATTAGTTGATAAACTTATACAAGAACATAGCTCTAAAAGTATTCCCGAAGCAGATCAATCTTAGGAGGGTTATAGTGATGTATGCAACACAAGCCAAGCCAACTATGATAAAGTACAAAGTCTACCAAGATGGCAGATTAACTCAGGTAAGTTATGAGTCGAATGTGCACTCTAATGAAGAAATGCTGAAGAAAATTAGTATTCCTTTATTAGTTAGCAAGGGCCTTATGTGGTATAAGGCGCACTTAAAGAAGGACAGTCTCGTGAAGGTTTATCTAAATAACGTTTTATTTAAGGAGATATCAATATGAGAATACATGTCTATAAAGAAAGGTACTGTTTCACATGCCATAAGATTCTGGATGTTAAATTATTTCAGAAGTTCCTGCACTCATTCCGTAATGGAGGAAAGTGTGACCTATGTGCGCGACAAGAGCAGAAACCAATTCTGAAGTCTTGCCGATATAAGCCCACAACCTAATCGAGGACCTCTATGATTAACTTAAGACAGATGCAAGAAGAGTTGAAGCGAGAAGTTGTTGGCCAAGATAAAGCTATTACTCAGATAACTACGGCTATCTTTAAGTTTATTTTGCGTAAATATGGGGAAGCTTTGAATATAAATTTCCCCACAGCCTCAACTATCTTAATGACTGGTAGCACAGGTATGGGTAAAACCCACCTAGTTAAAGCAGCCACCTCCTACTTCAATATACCTTTCATCGAAATAAATGCGAAGGGCATCTCGCAAGAAGGATGGGCAGGGAAGAGTTTTCCGTCTCTATTAGAGGCAGGACTTCATGGCCCCGATAAGGAAGCTATTGTATTTATTGATGAGTTTGATAAGATCTTAGTTCCAAATATCTCTTCTGGGAGTGATGATGTGAACTACCATATCCAATGTAGTTTACTTAAATATATAGAAGGGTTAGAATTAAGCTTCCGGGGAAGCCGAGTAAATACGAAAGACTGTTTATTTATCTTTGCTGGTGCCTTCGTAGGCTTAGAACTTGAGAAGAATGAAAACGCTATTGGCTTTACTTCAGGCAATAAAAAGAAAAGCAGTGTAGAAATGACCCAAGCTTTAGTTAATTTCGGAATGATTCCTGAAATGGCTGGGCGTATACAGAATATATGCACGTTGAAAGATTTTACTAGAGCTGATTATAAGGAGGTTCTTAATAATGAATTTTTTATTTACCAGCTTTACAAAGAGATACTTGACGTTTTAG